TGTAGGTGTATTAGTCGTGGCTATTAATAATGATGGATTATAATAGGTTTGAATCGCTGGTTTTGCTGCGGGTCCTGTTGGGCCGATTTGACCTGTTGGGCCTGTTGGGCCGGTGGGGCCTGTTCGGCCTGTAGGCCCTGTAGGACCTGTAGAACCTGTAGGGCCTGTTCGGCCTGTTGATCCTGTAGGACCTGTAAGGCCTGTAGGACCTGTAGGGCCGGTGGGACCTGTAGGACCTGTAGGGCCTGTAGGGCCTGTAGAACCCGTGAATCCTGTGGGGCCTGTAGGACCTGTAGGACCTGTAGGACCTGTTCGACCGGTTGGACCTGTTGATCCTGTAGGGCCTGTAGAACCTGTGGGACCTGTGGGGCCTGTAGGGCCTGTAGAACCTGTAGATCCTGTAGGACCTGTTCGACCTGTGGAACCTGTAGATCCTGTAGGACCTGTAGAACCTGTGAATCCTGTAGGACCTGTTCGACCTGTTGGACCTGTTGCACCAGTATTTATAGCAATACCTTGAGGTCCTGTATAACCAGTATAACCAGTATAACCAGTTGCTCCAAATCCTTCAGTTGATCCTGTTCCCCCTGTATTTGTTACAATCAGATTGCCACTTGTATCAGATGTTATAACTGCTGATCCAATTTGAATAGAATCCCCTATTACTTTAAGTGACCCCATTGTGATATTTCCACAAATATCAGACCCTATAGGGACGCCGCCGATAAAGATTGTATTCGAGCCAAAATAGGCACTTTTGAAGAAGTTGGTTGGAGATCCAAGATTAAATCTATTATCGATAGAAGGAACAATATCTCCTGATATGGTAATAAATGAATTACCACTGGTGTCACTTAAAATTTTGAGAGCAGAGCTTGTGTATATATTGGAATTATTAGGATTTTGAAGAAGTATTGTTCCTGTCCCTAGACCTTGTGCTGTTATTCCAGGGCCTGTAGGGCCAGTGAAACCTGTACGTCCTGTTGGTCCCGTTGGTCCCGTTGGTCCCGTTGGTCCCGTTGGTCCCGTTGGTCCTGTTGGTCCTGTACGTCCCGTTGGTCCCGTTGGTCCTGTTGGTCCTGTTGGTCCTGTTGACCCCGTTGGTCCTGTACGTCCTGTTGGTCCCGTTGGTCCTGTTGGTCCCGTTGGTCCTGTTGGTCCCGTTGGTCCTGTATAACCTGTATAGCCTGTATAACCTGTATAACCTGTTCCGCCCTCACCACCATTTCCTGGACCAGTAGGACCCGTTCCACCTACAAATCCGTACATATTCAGATTTGAAAGTGGATTGACCCATGTTGCAACACCCCCCTGACCGACCGCCAACACATAATTGGGTGTGGGGGGGCGATTATTGGTCGGATTTACTGCCGTAATATTTCTTACGGTCAGATAGTCAATATCCTGGACCTTGCGATTCGCCATTCTAATAGGTGTGAGGGACATAAAATGAGAGGGTTGGTTCGCGGTTAGGCGAGGCCGACGATGCTGTAAACACTACCAGATCCTGTATCAATTCCCCCGCTAGTGATAGTGATATCAATTGTTATACTATTGGATACAGGTGTACTCACTGTTGTAAACGAAAATAGAGTGGCAGGATTGCCAATAGTGCCAGCAGTAGTATATGCCCCTGTGCCATTTATTAAAATGGTTATATCGCTAGGGTTAGCACTTAAAACAAGATTTATTGTAACTAAAAAAATAGAATATTTACTTATGGTGGATCCAGGTGTAATATTATAAGTTCCTAGGTATTTTCCTGGCCCATTTGCTCCAAAAAGCATATTTTGCTGTCCACGACTCGCAAGAGATAAAGAAGACGCAATAGATCCAGTTGCTGATATACTATTTACATTAAGATTATTGGCAGAGATATCTGTAAGAATGGACCTCCCTGAGACTTGAATCATGGCTGCTGATACATCGACGAAACGGGTATCATTCGAGACGGATAGGTTAGTGGCTGAGATATCTGTTAGAATGGAGCGCCCTGAGACTTGAAGTATGGTTGCCGAGACATCTGTTAAACGGGTGTCATTCGAGACAAATATGTTGGTGGCAGAGACATCTGTTAAAATGGAGCGCCCTGAGACTTGAAGTATGGTTGCTGAGACATCGGTTAACAGGGTATCATTCGAAATGGATAAGTTAGTAGCAGAAACATCTGTTAGGATGGAGCGCCCTGAGACTTGAAGTATGGTTGCTGAGACATCTGTTAACAGGGTATCATTTGAGACGGATAGGTTGGTGGCAGAGATATCTATTAGAATGGAGCGCCCTGAGACTTGAAGGATGGTTGCTGAGACATCTGTTAATAGGGTATCGTTCGAAATGGATAGGTTAGTAGCAGAAACATCTGTTAGGATGGAGCGCCCTGAGACTTGAAGTATGGTTGCCGAGACATCGACTAAACGGGTGTCATTCGAGATAAATATGTTGGTGGCAGAGACATCTGTTAGGATGGACCGCCCTGAGACTTGAAGTATGGTTGCTGAGACATCTGTTAATAGGGTATCGTTCGAAATGGATAAGTTAGTAGCAGAAACATCTGTTAAAATGGAGCGCCCTGAGACTTGAAGTATGGTTGCTGAGACATCGATTAACAGGGTATCATTTGAAATGGATAGGTTAGTAGCAGAAACATCTGTTAAAATGGAGCGCCCTGAGACTTGAATGTTATTAGCAGAGATATCTGTTAGAATGGACCTCCCTAAGACTTGAAGTATGGTTGCTGAGACATCGGTTAGCAAGGTATCATTCGAAACGTATAAGTTAGTAGCGGAGACATCTGTTAGAATGGACCTCCCTGAAACTTGAATATTGTTAGCAGAGACATCCGCTAGCTGAATATCATTGGTAACCGTCAGATTGACAGCAGAGACATCTGTTAGAATAGAGCGCCCTGAAACTTGGATGTTGTTAGCAGAAACATCTGTTAGCTTTGCATCATTCGAGATAAAAATATTTGTTGCTGATACATCCCTTGCTAGAACAGAATTTGTCACAGATATGTTATTACTGATGCGGGCCGAGCCAAAAACATCCATCTTGAATGTCTCATTGCCTTGATTCGGAACACCGCCGATCCCCACATCTCCCTTATTAAAATCCATGACAACATTCGATGATGTTCCAGTCCATCGGATAAATCGCATATCATTGTCTAGATTGGGGGCTGTTGTATTATCTGATAGCGTATCAATCGACCAGCCATAATTATTTGACGTATTTTGCATTAAAATGCGCCCAGCATATGCCTTTCGATCTGAACTCTTATTTTCCAAGGTGATCGAAGGGCCTGTCACATTGGAGGAGGTCGTCCAGATCCCTTGACCCGATATATCGATATTAGGCTGAATGTTCGCGCCTGTTATAGCCGTGTGAAGCACAGGGGTTCGATTCAGGCCAATGGCACCACTCACATCGTTAATGAAGAGGGTGGAAGACGTATAGAGGTTCGTGAAGCCCGTCGAATAAACAGCACCGCCCACTGTGGAGGTCGTTGGATAAAAGGCTGGCGGGGGATTCATAGGGCCTGTTTCATCAAAAGCGCGATTAACGCCCGCACTATATCCTATACTTATACTTGTGCTATTTGCAGGCGTCCATGTGATTCCATTATAACTGTAGGCTGCTGTATTGGTCCCAGAACCTGTCGCAATCCAGAGAGTTCCATTCCAGGCAACTGATCGGCAACTGGTGGTTAATACGGTATTCTGTGGGACAAGCCATACATTGCCATCATAGCTGTAAGCGAGTCTAGTTGCGCCGGTTCCACCTAAAACCCAGATAGTTCCATTCCAGGCCACCGAATTCCAAACAGTGGTCGCGGGAACCGTGGAGGCAGTCGTCCAGGTCAACCCATTTGTAGAGGTAGCAATGACACCTGATACTCCACTCGATCCAACCGCAACCCAGATCCTACCGTTCCATCCGACTGATTGACAACTCGTCGTAAAAAGCGCATTTCCTGATGTGCTACCAAACCAGTTCGCAGATCCATCAGCACTATACGCAAGTCGATTTGAAGCAGCACTGGATCCCGCAACCCACAGGGATCCGTTCCAACCAATCGCTAAACAAGCACTTGTATCAAAGGGGCTCCCTGTGACATTCGCCCACACATCTCCATCCGTGCTATAAATGAGGCGGCTAGAACCAGAGCCTCCCGCAAGCCACAACGATCCATTCGATGCTAGAGCAAAGCAGCCAGTTGTTAACAGGGAGCTCGCCGATGCATTCCCGCTCCACTTGAATCCATCGCCACTGTTTCCAAGCTTATAGGGGCCCGTTCCACTAAATCCCGCGAGCCACTGATCTCCATCCCAGGCAATTGCATTACAAATAGAATTCGTAAAAATACTATTTGTGTTTGGCACAGGAATCCATGTGATTCCATCTGTGCTACTGGAAAGGATTGCGCCGACCCCCCCTACATTCGTGCCACCTATGAGGTCCAGAGGATTCGACGGATAGGTAACAACGATCCGTTCTGGTATCGCCACATTCGGTAGGACTCTATTTACCGCTATCCCATTACAGGAGGTAAGTAAAGGTTTAACGACGGTTATAGGCGCCCAGTTGATCCCATCATAGCTGATTAACATAGACTCTGTACCTGTTCCACCTGCTAGCCACGCATTTCGGGACCATGCGACAGCATTACAGGATGTAAAGTATCCAGATACATCGACCGCATCACTCCATGATACACCATCTGTGCTGTAAACAATTGTATTGTTCGTGGGATCCGTGCCGCCAGCAGTCCATTGTGCACCGCTCCAGCCCACGGCTTTACAGGCTGTTCCCAGCAGTTTTACAGGGGTCGACGCAACCCAATTGATTCCATCCGCACTATAGGCAATCGTATTAGTTCCTGAGCCACCCGCCACCCATCGACTTCCGCTCCAAGCGACAGAATTACATTGACTAAATATAGTATTTCCATTGTTCGAGGGATACCAGGATATACCGTCATAACTGTAAATAAGTGTCTCTATTCCTGATCCCCCCAGAACCCATGTAGAACCGCTCCATGCTGCGGCCAAGCAGGCCGTTGTTAGATAATTGCTTGCCTGAACCAAGGATTCCCATGAAATTCCATCTGTGCTGTATATAACACTGATACCGGATGTAACCGGTCCTCCTACAATTGACAAGGGGCCATTTGTCACAATTGTCCGGGCCGATGATAATAGGGTTCTAGCACTCGCAGAAGCTATCCAATCACTTCCATTATTGCTATATGCAAGCGTTGATGCTGCACCTGCTGATCCCGTGGCAATCCAAATATAGCCATTATATGCAATGGCAGTACAGTATCCCCCGCTAAATATAGTAGCACCATTGGCAGATTTTAGCCAAATAAAGCCGTCATTGGAATAGATGATGGGATTAGCGCCTTCCCCTACAGCGACTAGAACGTAGGCACCAGGGGGAATCGGATTAAACTGGGTATCATAGAGATATCCGTAGGATTGGAGGGTTCCATTGCTCGAAAACTGATTAATGCGAATACTCGGATCTGTTCCCTGTGCAGGACTCAAAGCATAGAAATTGCCCGATACGGGTTGAAGAGGATACTGGAGGGGACGGAAATAGAGTTGAGAATTATTACTGTCGAGCGTCCCATCCACCGTAAGAAACGCCGTTCTATATACATCACTTGCCTTATACGACATCCTACTGATTAGCAGATCTTTAATCCTCGAATTAAACATGACACTTTGACTTGTTATTTCCGGCCTAAGAATAACCGGAAGTTATTAACAGGAATGCCTGCAGGTGGTGGTTTATTACAGCTCGTCGCGCAAGGCAAACAGGATGTCTTTTTAACGGGAAATCCCCAAATATCTTTTTTTAAAATGGTCTATCGGCGTTATACCAATTTTGCCGTCGAGTCCCAGCCCATGTATTTTGACGGCACAGCGAACTTCGGGCAGCGCATCTCCTGTCTCATTCCACGCCGTGGAGATCTCCTCGGCAAGATCTACCTCGACGTCGTTCTCCCTAGACTTATAGACCTCTCAGGAAATCCCGTGTCCTATGTGAACGGTATTGGAAATGCCCTCATTCAGGAGATCACTTTCGAGGTCGGCGAACAGGAGATCGACAAACAGACAGGTGAATGGATGCAGATCTGGGAGCAACTCGTCACTCCCGCCTCCCAGCAACAGGCACTCAACAACATGGTCGGCTGTGTGGACCCCTACATGGTTCCCGATTTCATCCCTGGCCCCCTCAGTCCAGGGCTCCAGCTCCTAGTCCCTCTCCAGTTCTACTTCTGCCGCAATCCGGGTCTCTATCTTCCCCTCCTTGCCCTTCAATACCACCCTATCCGTATCAATATCACGATTGCGCCCCTCAACACACTCTTCTATAATGCCGCTATGCTGACGGATACCAAATGTAATCTCTATGTCAATCCCGCGAATATCACGAGTATGATGCTCTGGGGCGACTACGTCTATCTAGATGTCGAGGAGCGCCGTCGCTTCGTCGCGAAGAGCCACGAATACCTCATCGAACAGGTCCAATATACACCCCTCATGTCTGTGACTCCCTTCCAGTCTCAGATAACGATCCAGACGGACTTCAATCATCCCATCAAGGAGTTCATCTTCGTTGCGAAACGCGACTTCATGAGCCAGATCAATGAACCCTTCAACTTCAGCAGTCTTGCGACAAACGAGGCCCTCGATGTGTCGGCCATCGGCGGCTTCTTTTCGCCGGGCACCGTCCGCACGGATCTCATTGCCACGGCGCTCCTACAACTCGACGGCTACGACCGCTTCCAGGTTCGCACAGCGCCCTATTTCCGTCTTCTCCAGCCCTACGATCATCACACCACGACCCCGGTACAGCAATACATCTACTGCTACTCTATGGCCCTCCGACCTGAAGACGCTCAGCCATCAGGAACACTCAATGCCAGCCGCATCGATTCCGTAAACTGGCAAATTACTATGAACCCCGTTCTCAATACGGCCTCCTCGACTAATCCAGCAACCTCCGTGCGAGGAAGCGCCACAATTCGTATCTACGCCCTGAACTATAATGTGTTCCGTGTGGTGAATGGATTCGGTGGAGTTCTGTTTACAATATAAGTATCGGATTTAGTTAGAGTGGCCATGGAGCAAATTAAACAGTTAATACTACCCACGACGCTGGATCGTTGGAAAACACAGAATCTAGACTACAATTGGTATTTCGCATTAACAATTGCAGGCGGATTTTTTGGCCTCGACTATCTATATTTAGGAAGTCCCATTGGCGCCATTGTAAAATTCATTTTCAATATCTTCACCTTGGGCTACTGGTGGTACTATGACGCACTGAGCGCAACGGTTTCACAGGATCAAGTTCGCTTATACGGGCCTTCTGTCCCCATTATAGGGCCTACCGGTCTCGCTGCTGGCCGATTCCGTGATGCCAAACGAGAACTCCCTCCTACCGATCAACTCAACAAACATCTGAATTTTATGATCTATGGACTCATTCTAGTCTGTTCTGGGGTGATAGGAGGAGACTCCTTCTTAACCGGCAATTTCTTTAATGGTGCCATCCGTCTCTTTTCCTTTATAAGTATCATTGGCATTCCAATTGCGATGCTCTGGTTCGTTAGTAATGCCTATTACTATTTATTAGATACTAGCTCGGCGCTAGATCAGAACTGGCTGTTCTTCGGTACTCCGAAACCCGCCGATGAGAAAGCAGAATGTCCCAGTGTCCTCATGGTCTTTACGGTCTGGGCTCTCGAAACAACCCTGACTGTCATGGAATTCATACCGATCCTAAGTACCTTTGCTCCATTCCTAAGAACCTTTATAGAACGATTACGCGACGCATACGGGATGACGGTCAAGGTTGTCAAAGCAACGGTCAAGGAAATCATTGTTGCAAAGACAAAGGGCGAACAGCTGCTCGCTGAAGAAAAGGGTAGACCCCTGCCAACCGCTCAGGAACTCCAGGTAAAGATCGCAGAACAGACAGGGGGAGCCTTAGACAGCTCCAATCCACTTGCTACCATGCTGCTCCTCGGCACCATCGGATTCATCCTCGTGTCTAGTATTGTTGTTTCTTTACGGCGACAGAGACAGAATGCAGCAGAACCAAAAGGCACAGACTCCGCAAAATCAAAAGCCGCTAAGCAACACGGAGGTGAAGCAACAGATGAGCCCCCTGAGCCAGGAATCCCTCGAGGCCCTACTCCAAGCGTATGATCCTCCCGACATTGCCATTGTCTACTTTACGGCCAAGTGGTGCGGTCCCTGTAATCGCCTCAATCTCCAGCAGATCGTGAACTTTCGCCCAGGAATTCAGTGGCATTTATGCGATGTCGATGAGAATGACTATAGTCTTGGATATTGTGGGGGCTCCGTTATTCCCTCCTGGCTTCCAATCGTAAAGGGAAAGCCCAAGCCCCTCTATACGCAGTCTGATACAAATTCTGTATGCTATTGGCTATCTACATTATAGACGCATTCTGCTGAACTAATTCCAGGTCCTCCATTTCATTGATATCATATACTTTAAAATCCTCCTCCGTCCTTACTAAATAATTGTCAGCATCTTCCCTCATACATTTCACAGTATTCCAGTGCTCTCGTGACTGACAGTTGTAGTGATTGTAGCAGAGAAAATCAGGATTAACAATTATAAATTTATCGGTTCGATGTATGAAGGTAGAGTCCATGAAATTCGCGTGATGAATATTCAAGGATCCAAATTCATAGTCACTATTCACAATATATTTCAGTTTTGGATTTTCTACTATACGTTCTGCTCTACGCTTTGTAAATGATTTCACAAGCCCTGTTGGCTGCTGTTCGTGTCCATTGGACCCAAACAGAAGTTCTCGAATCTGGATCTGTGCCAAATGTTCGGCTGATTTTAGAACATATAGAAGATTGATAGATTGTCTCGACCATACATACTCGTCCAAATCCACCATCATAAGCCACTTTGTTTGCTTGATGCACGGAAGTATATGGCGATTATATAAATTGCGTTGACGACCAAGATAATAGGGTTCTTCTACATTAAAAAGCGTTATGAGCCCCTTATCAATATATTCTTGAATCTGAGCCACCGTGTTATCGGTCGATCCATCATTAATCAGATAGAAATGCTCGACCCCATGATGTAAATAGTGTTTGATCCACTCCACAATTCCATTGCGTTCATTTTTAAACATAGCACCCACGGATAGGTAATACATTCTGCATATCTACGTTTATACACTTTAGATATGTGAATTTCAGTTAGGATCTCCCCCTTCCAAAAGCCCCTTGAGCTTTGATTCTAGATCTATGACCGTATTATAGTATGTTGAAAGACGAATAGGTTCTTTGTTCCATTCTAGTTCTGCGAATTTGCCATTCGGTAAGCATTCCACGAGACTGTGACGGACCTTGTCATTGAACCAATAGGTGACGGCCAACACATATGGATACTTCTTGGTATAGGGGCAGGGGCGCAGAATGGGCTGAAAAGGGTTCTGTGTTACGGCCAAGGTTGCCTCCAGGCGATTAAATTCCTTATAAAAATTTGTGGCCATATACTTACATCTGTTTAATTTGCGAAGAGCATTCGGCCGCGACCCTGTTGTATCTCATAGACGTTCCAGCCATCCATGAAAGCCCTCAGTTCCACCTTTCGCTGGCCGGAAATTGTCTGATTTGGCACATTGTTGAGCTGAAAATACAGGGTCGGTCGATCCGCCGTCGTGAAATTGATGGAACCGTTCGGCACTCGCGAAAAGGGACGCGGCATCGAATACATATCCCCCAGATTCCAGCGCATTTCGCTGATTGTATAGCCCGAATCGATCTCATCTTTTGCATAGGCTTCTATATCTTGCCAGACGAGCGGCGGATAGTCATATTCACGGTCTCTCCCCGCAATAATCAGCTTCATGGCATTGTAGAACTGTCCGTCAGGGGAGGCGGGATTTATCAGATTTGTGTATTCATTGTTGTCGAGCGCATTGGCTGTTCTAAAATAGACCATGACGCGTTCCACGGGAAAACAGGCATCGAGGCGCCGTGTTGATGCCGCAATTGATGACACATCGAGGGCCGCAAAATCCGCGGGGCCAAAGGTAAAGACATTCTCAAAGGGACGACGAAAAGGGATGGACTGCCGCTGCTTCTGAAGGGAGGCTCGGATATCAGGATCGAGATACGCCTGAATTGTTTCGAGAACGATCGTGGGCTGACCGAGGGCTTCCCTGGCGATCGGCTGAATGGTCTGGGTCTCCCCTGTCGGAAAGGTGTATTGAAAGGTTTTCGAGAACGGATTGGGCTTGTATTGAGACGGAAAGGATGAGACGAGATCCTCGAACTTTCGGAGCTTGATGCGGAGGCGATAGTTCTGAACCGGCAAGCAGCAGAGGGGAAAGCCCCCGTCCCCTGGCGTCTGGAGGCCAGGAAGGGGCAGGGCGAGACGCAGAGTTCCAGGGGTAGCCCTGTAGGCGATAGTGCGAATCGGATCATTGCCGACGGTGATACCTCCAAGCTGCTGTGCTGCCAAATACGAGCTATTCCAAGATCCCTCTGTGGATGTTAAACCGAAGAGCATGTCCCCCGACCATTCTTGAATGAGCGCCTGATCCTGATAGAACTGGATGCGCTCAAAGAGGAAGTTGCCAATATAGTCGCAGTAGCCGTAGCTTGCGCCCGAAAGGTCCTTGATCCAGTAGGTTGAATTGGCCTCCACAGGAGGCAAGGTGGTGCCCCCGAAACTCATAGGGAGTTGTGGCAGCCAGGTGGGGAGTTCGATCAGCAGATTACACTCCGTCAGAACATCACCGAACTTATCGATCTCGATCTCAAATGTATTGCCGAACTGGGGCGCATTGAGGGGCACAGTGGTCCTCCTCTCCTGTAGGAACGGCGTGGTCGAGTCGTATTTGGAACTAAATATATGGTCGCTCGTGGTCTTATCGACCGCAAAATAGTCATCCTTGCGCCCTCGCGCCACGAGCTCAAAGAGCGAGCCCTGTAACGATGATTGTTGAACTGACGTCTGGAAGTTCATTCCCTATTGGTATAGTCGATGCTAAATTTGATGAATTAATCCCCTAGTTAGATCGGCAAATGAAACTCGTTATTGTCGAGTCCCCCGCAAAATGTGAGAAGATACAGGGGTTCTTAGGTCCCGAATTCCAAGTCGTGGCCTCTATGGGACATATACGAGCTCTCGAGGAGAGCCTGGATGCCGTGGGTCTGGCAAATGACTTTGAGCCGCGGTTCGAATTCATCAGCGAGAAGTCCAGGGTCCAGAAGGATCTGCGCGAGGCGGCGAAGGGCAAATCCACCGTCTACTTGGCTGCGGATGATGATCGGGAAGGCGAAGCCATCGCCTATTCGGTTGCCCTGCTTCTCAAGCTGCCGCTCGCAACTACGCCGCGCATCGTGTTCCACGAGATCACCAAATCTGCCATTCTGAAGGCGGTGGATCACCCTCGGACACTCAATATGGACCGTATCTGGGCCCAGCAGGCCCGCTCCATGCTCGATATGCTGATTGGATTTACACTGAGCCCTATTCTGTGGACGCAGGTTGCCCGTGGCTTGTCAGCTGGGCGCTGTCAGACTCCTGCGCTCAAACTGCTGGTGGAAAAGGAGAGGACAATTAAGGCCTTTCAGGCAACGAGTAGCTGGAAGATTGGAGGGTCGTGGTCTGGTACCCCTTTAAGTCCTTTCCAGGCCTCTCTGGAGGATGATCTGGAGGACGAGGAGTCGGCCAAGAATTACTTGGAGATTCGGAGGGACGAGCGGAAGGCCACGGTTATCAGTAATGTTGTGAGGCCGTGGTCCTCGTCACCGCCTGAGCCACTCATTACATCGACCCTTCAACAACAGGCATCGGCTCTGTTTGGCTTGAGCCCGAAGTCCACGATGCAGGTGGCACAGAAACTGTATGAGGCGGGACATATCACGTATATGAGAACGGACAAGGCGGTGCTATCGGAAGAGGCTGTGGCGGAAGCGAGGGCCGTTGTGGAGAGCAAGTGGGGCAAAGCGTATTTAAGTGTCATTGAAGAAGGTGTTAAGAATGGTAAGAAAGAAGCAAAGAAGAAGGATGGAAAGAAAGGGGAGACTGCTGTAACTCCCTCGCCGCAAGAAAAAGGGGGGCACGGGGGGGGCTTGCCTCCCCCGCAGGAGGCACACGAAGCCATCCGTCCCACCCATTTAGACGTGGAATCGGTGGAGGCGGATGGGGCCGGCCCCAAGCTCTACGGGCTCATTCGACAGCGTGCGCTCCAGTCCGTCATGGCGAAGGCTGTGGGGGAGACCACCAAAGTCGTCTTCCACTGTTTAGAGGAAGACGAGGAGAGTCGTCTTCCCTGGGCCGCCTCCTGGAAGCGCACCACCTTCCCTGGCTATCAGATTGTGGGGCGCATCGCGGCCTTGGAAGAGTCCGAAGAGGTCGAGAAGGAGGATGGAAAGGAGGCCTGGGCCCAGGCGGTTGCGCTCGTTCCAGGCACGGAGCTCAAGTGGTGTCAACTTGTTGCGGCGCCCCATGAAACAAAGGCACCTGGCAGGTTCACGGAGGCCACCTTGGTGCGTGATCTCGAGAGCTATGGAATCGGCCGCCCCAGCACCTTTTCGTCCCTCTTGGCCGCCGTTCAGGACCGCGGCTACGCGGAGATCAAGAACCTCCCTGGTGTAACGGTGGATCTTAAGACCTATACCTTGGCGGATGCCACGAAACCCTTGGAAGTCAAGGTCTCCAAGAAGACCGTCGGCGCGGAAAAGCAGAAGCTTGTCCCTACCGACCTCGGCCTTCAGTGCCTAGCATTCTTGGAAACCCATTTCGGCCACCTGTTCGAGTATACCTTCACGAGCCAGATGGAGACGCGACTCGATCGGATCGAGAAGGGCCAAGAAGCCTGGAAGCAGGTTCTCAGAGACACCTGGGCGACCTACAAAGACAAATACCAAACTATGATAAAGGCCCCCTCGAAGGAAGGGGCGAATCCTAAGCTCAAAACGTTCTCGAATGGACTGAAAGCGGTCATGTCAAAGAAGGGGCCGCTCCTGTTGACAGAAGGAGCCACAAAAGACGATACCACCTTTCACGGCTGGCCGCAAGGTGTTCTGTTTGACGCCATAACAGAGGAGGTTGCCCTGGCCTTTGTTGGCAAAGCAAAAGAAGAGGCTCAGGGCGAAGTTCTCGGTGAATGGAACGGACAGCCTGTGATACGACGAACAGGGAAGTTCGGACCCTATGTGAAGGTCGGGGATGTGACCCTGTCTTTAAGTCCTCAGGATACGTTCGAGGTGGTCCTGGAAAAGTTGGAGGCCAAGAAGGCGGCAGGAGGCTCGGGCGTCCTCAAGACCTTCAAGGAATATGAGATTCGCACGGGGCCCTACGGACCCTATATCTATAAAACAACCCTTAAGAACAGACTCTTTGCGTCTCTTCCAAAAGATATTAAGATTGATGGGTTAACGGAGGCTGATGCGGCGACCTTGTATAAAGCTGGACTCGAGGCTAAGAAAAAAGCGAGTAAATTCCAGAAAAAATAGGATAAATAATCTGTCGAACAATTAAGGATGGAACTTATTGGAAACCTCCTCATCCTACTGCATCTAGCAATTATTGGAATATCTATGGGATTTCTTGTTCTTGGAACAAATTTAAATATGACCCTCATCATAACAATTTTTGTGGGGCTTATTTGGATGGCCTGTATCTATTTTCATGGATGTATAATTACAAAGGCAGAGTGTGAATTGCCACTGATCGGAATAAAACCAACTGAACTGGTGAAACGATTGATGCTTGTTGATTATTCGATTCAAATCAAAGAGATCGAAAAGATCTTGATTGGCGTTACATTTGCGGCATATCTCATAAAATCAATAGTATTGCTTGGTGTCAACTATATTTTTAACCAACCCCTATCAGAAGTTTTGTCTCGGTTTAAGCAATTAAAGGGATTAGGGGGCGATATAGCACGCCTATTAGTCTAAATGGAGCGTAGTCTTGAATCCCATGGCAATTAGAAAGGCAAAGATACTATGAAGGATTTCATTCGACATATTTCGATAAGGGGTGCCCGGTTCACAGCGTGTCTTAAAAAGCGTATCCATAAATTCGGGATCATAATTACAAAATGTTCGTTCATGATGTAGAATATGGCCTGGATTTCCTATGAGACTAAAATCAAGTATATGAATTGTTATATAGAGAAAGGCAGCACCCAAGATCAAGCTGGTACTAAAGATATGAATGCCTGTCAGTTGTTGGATAATAACAATAAAGAAAAATCCCATGAAATTTACGAAGGTCTCTAGGATCAGATTAAACCATTGTGGGACCGGAATTACATGATCGTGGTGAATACTAACATGTGAATTGAGAAGACTAATAGGATAGGTGGCTGAGATGGTGTGTGCGAATCTATGACCCCAATAGCTCCAGAGAAGAATAAGTATAGTTTGTAAGAATGCTGAGAGAAGACTAAATGCAGGGAGGGCGAGTGTCATAGATAGGCCGATCCACGCAATGATAACAGGACCATATGCGATTAGAAAATCGATCGGTCGAATGGAATCATCCATACTACTAGATACAAGTGTTAAAAAATTTGATACTTGTATGCGTTTATAGTTTAGGCATAAATGTCTGGATTATATCGTGTTGCTTGGAGAATTGTTGAGACGGGGTTTGAGGGACACGGGGAGTACATGACCTATGATTTAGCAAAAGCATGGGTCACATATGGGAATGAGTGCTTTAGTCGCGATTCATGGTCTCGTAGAGAGGCAAGAAGCCTAAGGTATGATAGGAGTGATGATGGAACAGTTATTGAGCACTGGCTGGAGGAGAAGCCTGCGGAATAGAGAGGCGGCTATTGATATTTTTAAGTAGGCAATATATAAGGAGTAGATGGTTCAAAAAACCAGAAAGAACAGAAAGAACACACATCAGCTATTTAGTGATAATCCTCGCGGGCATCCACGAACAACTGGCATAGGATACGGCAGTGCAACAAAAGCGCGTTCATCGCTCAAAAAGATTCGCAATAAGCCACGCGCCTATCAGCAACAAGTGGCGACTACCATGTATTATAGGGCCAAATACCATAAGTATCAGACCCCTGGCATGCGAAATGCTATGAAGGTATATGGAACATTTTTAGGAAAGCCAGTTAGCTCATAGGTGTTTGAGAGTCGATTCAAAGAACTGGAGAGAGGCCGCGATGGCCTCATCCATATTGAAATACTTATAGTTGGCGAGGCGGCCGACAAAGAACACATTCTTGGCCTCCTCGGCTTTTGCCAAAGCCTTATAGGACTCATAGAGCGCCATATTTTTTGCGTTTGGCACAGGATAGAACGGCTCACCCGACGCATTTGTGGTCTCCTTCACAATGACCGTGTCCTTGGATTCCTGATTCAAAAAATGCTTGTATTCTACGATGCGGGTAAAGGGCACCTCCTTACCAGGATAGTTCACAACGGACGCCGGCTGATAATAGTTCATGTTCTTGAGAACTTCAATGTGAAAATCGATGCTCCTGTATTCGAGCTTTTCAAGATTGGGAAAATAGGAGTCAATAGGTCCCGTGAAAATTGTCAGATCATAGGTATTCTGAGAACTCTTGATGTGCTCGAAATAATCCGTATTAAGATGAACTGTAATATTCGGATGATCGAGCAGCCTCTCAAAGAAATGCGTATAGCCGCGTTCTGGAAGCGCCTGGTACTTGTCATTAAAGTAGCGCGTATCGAAATTGGGACGGATAGGGATGCGGGCGAGCACTGACTTATCCAGGGACTCAGGATAGACATTCCATTGTTTGAAGGTGTAGTCCTTAATAAGTTTATTGTAAAGAGTCGTGCCAATGCGACTCTTCGCCATCTGTTCGCTGTTCTCAATAGTCTCATACTGGATCTGATGTGTGGCAAGCCATTCATTCACATCAGATTCATTCTGTAAGTGCTCGCCACAGAGCTCATTGATCGTTGTGATATTGACGGGCATCGGCACAAACTTCTTGTCGGCGTAGGTTAGCACCTTGTGCTCCCAGCGGACCCAGGTATCAAATTGGTTGACATAGTCCCAGACCTGTTCGTTGTTCGTGTGGAAAAGGTGAGCGCCATACTTATTCATGAGAATGCCCGTTTCAGGATCCCTGTAGTCATAACAATTTCCCGCAATATGATCGCGTTTTTCAACAATGGTGACCTTAAATCCTAGAACGGTTGCAAGCCGTTCTGCTAACACGGCACCCGATAGGCCGCACCCAACGATCAAACAATGCTTCATCTACTTATAGGTGGTGGGATAGGTTTAGGTGTGTTATACCTTGAGATATTTGATAATCGAGAAGACAATGGCAAACAGAGCGCCTCCCCACAGCGTGTCCGCCGCAGCCATAGCGAGTTCGTATTTCTTTAGGATCGCGAGTGATGTAAAGTCATAGACCGCATAGGTTGCGGCACCTAAGAGGGCGGCATCCTGGACGGAGGAGACCTGATAGATAAGGTAGGCCAGGGCCACGTAGACCACAAGGCCCGCGCCAAGATTAAAGGATACTGGGAGGCTCTGGATGCGCTCCGTCATTTTGAGCGCATATTGTCCCGCTGTTAAGAGCCAGACACTGTCAACGAGAACGAGTAGAACAATTGCTATTGCTATCTGTTTTAAGGAGGGGATCATCTACTGTTGTGGCTTAAAAATGATTGGTTATGGATCTATAAGATGGAAACGGTTCACCTCGATGCCTTTCAGACGAACCTTCATGGAGCCAAGATTCTCTGCCAGGGTCCCTTTGTCAAGGGGAAACTCCCGCCCCTAAAGGATGCTATTCATGCGCTCAGAGCCCCTTTTAAACGCAAGGTGCTGCTGACGAATACCCCCGTGGCCTTCAATAAGCTATTTGCCTTTCAATACGATGCGACCTTCCAGATTCGAGAGGGGGCTGATTGGTCGTTGGCCCTCACCTATATTTTACACGCACCCAAGGATGTTCTCGTTGTCGCCGAGGACATTGCCGTCCCTGATGCCGTATGGTTAAAACTTACGAAGACCATCACCCTTCTTCACATTGTAACGGCACCTCTGAGAACGGTTCAGCCGTATGATGCCATCTTTTTCGCACCTATTGATGATACGAATAGCGCGTATGTTGATACAATATTCAAAGCACTGGTATCTGTTTATAAGAAAACATATACGCAGAAAGACCTTCGCGATATTTTACAGGAGTTGCGAATAGCAAAGGCCGGACTGGCTTGGACGAAGGTGGAGGAAGAGGCAGGAGGAGCGTTATACTGGTATGACCCGGATGCGAGTGTCGGAGAGGAGGCGCTCAGCAAGAAGCAACTCTTTGACCTCTTTCAGTGGCTGTCGATGCAGTTCGCTTAGATAGGATTAGGTTCTTCCTAATCCTTCCTGCGCCGGGTGGTACGCATGCCCTTCTTCATGGCCTTAAATGTCCCCTTTGTAGGCTTATAGCCCAGCTTGAAAAGGCGCTGAATGGCCTTCTTGCCCGCCATCATCTTCTTGCGGCTCACAATGCGCCCCGCCTTGTTCTTCACAAGATCCTTCTTGTGGAGGCCGCCGCTCGTATGCTTGGCCGTTCCATGAAATACCTCTGCCTTAGAGCCAACTGTCTTTGCGTGATCCATGTCTATTTACGCAGGCGAAAAAGATCGCGGCATTTCCCCTACCTAAAAAAAATTGAACTACTTAAGGCCTCCTCGACTAGTAACCGTAGATACCATATCATCCATATTCACCATGCCAGGTAAGCGCAGATATGTTAGGAACGATGCGGGACTCTATATGTGCCCCGAATGCAACTACACGGCGACGAAAAGCTCAACGTTGTGTATGCACTTGAATAAGCACGATGAAAATCGTCAGAACAAGTGTAAGCATTGTGATAAAATCTTTCTCCAGAAGCAGACCCTCGAGAAACATTTGATAAACTTTAGCGGAAAGGGCGATCATCCAGCCCTCAAGAAGACAGAGAAGTTTGAGTGTCCCTGCGACACCTGCGATTTCAGCAGCAGTAGCAAAGGAAATTGTCGCACACACTATATGCGAACGCATATGGGTCGGGAGATAAACCCCTTGTTAGAACGAGAGGATGGAATAATATCCTGTAAAACGTGCCATGACACCTTTGACAGTCTAGGGGCATTCTATTATCACAGCATCGCCTGCGTATCCCTACCAATAACGGATCCTCGGCACAGGCTCTTGGCAGATATAATCTAACGGTTAATCATCGTGTGCGACATTCAGCTGTTTCACCAACATATAGAGATGGTAGCCAAGAGCGGCAAATCCCACCATAATCGCAAGTTCATAAGAGGCTCTACCTGCTTCTTTTTGTTCGAGACCGATGTAAATCAGCAGGGGCGCCACGATAAGAACATGAATCGCATTCACCCAGGCCCAGGGGGAGTGCCTGGCAATCTTAACAAAGAACTTATAGGCGTGGTAGACGAGAACGAAGAGTCCAAGAACAAAGATACTACGAAAGGCCCAGATGGGAAGATCCGATCGGAAGAAGGCGATTGTAAAGAACAGGGGAGCGACGAATAGGATGTGGAAGAGGGATACTATGGAATGAACGTCGAACATCTATCTACTTTATCTCTTTCAACATATTTGCTGCGGATTCCAGGGCCGATTCGACCCAGCATTGTTTGTAGGCGAGGCTCTCTCCACAGGCGAAGACACGGTCCGTGACCTTATAGGCGGTGCTTAGAATCGTCTTGGGACAATAGAGACCGGGGGTCCAGTAGGTGCATCCACTGGACCAGGGATAGATCTTGAAGGTGCGCGGCTCAGGAATGGATCTATGAGGAAAGGTATGTCGGATGAGGCTCATGATTTGCCGTTTGACCTCTGCGAGCCCCTTTTTCTCATGAACGTTTATCCAATGGCGTGCATCATCGCCGTCCGTATACGAAATCATTATGATTCCTTTGGCAGAATTCACAGGAATGATATAGCGGAGCTTATTGTGGACGACTGTCGATGGCATATCCGAGAACCATGTCTGGCCCTTGGTAACTGGAAATACCGCATACATGCGAACAAGAGGGGACATTGCCAGATGCTCGAGAATTGGCATTTTAGGACGGATAGAGGGTAGGGCTTTCAAGGACTCGGAGGGGAGCGCCAGGACGATTCGCTTGGCCCTGATTTGGCCGTCTTTGAGAATCGCCGTGACACCCTGTCCGTCTTCCAGAACATCCTGGACCTCCGCCTTCATCTGAATGTCTCCGCCGAGCGTTATAAACTCCTTCTTGAGGCCATCTGTGACTGCCTGAAATCCTTCCGCAATAACGCAGAACTGCTCTCCGCCGCCAAATTCAGAGAGAAAGGATTGGAGCGCAAGGTCCGCTCTCAGAACGTGCATTTCCGCCCAATAAGGAAATCGGGCATAGAACTCGCGGGCCTTTGGTCCATGGACCCTCAACAAGAGTTCGCCGAGCGTGGACTGTTTGAGAACTGTCGGGGATAAGGCTTGAAGCGGCGCAATCCAGGTCGGAATAAGCGATAAAAAAGAATTGGGTTCATTGTACCAATTGGTGGACCCGTTACCAATCGGATGTGTATGGAGATCATATTTCTTAATAAGAGCATGTGTCATGGCATGTGAATCACCAATTCTTCCCGCTCCATCTTCCCACTGATAGGGTGTGCCTCGGACCTTCTCTCTGTGTGTGAGAACACGGCCGCCGATATAGTTGTATTTTTCTAGGAGCACCACGGTCGGCTTGGGCTCCCGCTTTAAGAGTTCAACGCCTGAAAAAAGACCGGCTGCGCCAGCACCGACTATAATGAAATCATAGTCCATTCCCTATTCGTGATTGAGAGGATTTATGAAGGGTTGGTGTAGCCTGTTGTTGCGATCCTTGCCGCGATATCCGTTGCCGCAGCGGCGGCGGTTTGTGTTGTATTTAGATAGGGCTGTGCTGCTGTTGTGGTTGTTGTGATTGCTGTTGCTGCTGTAGCACCTCTTGCTGCGGCTGCCAATCTAGCATTTTCTGTGTCTATCGCGGCCTTTCTTGCCTGAGCGGCAGCCGCAGCTTCTAAGGCTCGCTTTTCCTCCGCCTCGGCCTTGAGCCTACGATTCCGCTCCGTTCCATGAACGATCTCCCACTTTTCGTTGATCCAGGGCACCGAGCAGTTGAAGTATTTCCCCACCTCGCTCATGGCATCGAAGGAGAAGCGGCGGAGCTCCTCGAGTTCTATACGCAGAGTGACAATGAGGTCCGTTGCCTCCTCCTTCGTATAGGTCTTTCCCGTATCAATGCGCCGAAAGAGATCAATTGCCGCACCATTGAACGCATCCAGAATATCACGGATCTCATTGGACTTCTGGCGATCTCGCTCGACCTTCCCCAAGTGCTTCTTCCAGTCCTCCTCTGTTCGCTCTTTCAAGAGATACTGAACGCCGACATCCTGATTATTGATGGGATCCAGGTGGCGCTCATAGCGATGGCGCTCAACATCCATGACGTGCGTACAGATGCGGAGGATTTCCAGGATCTCCTTGCGATCCTCCTTTGTCGCATTTCGAAGACCGCCCTGAACGTGATAGGCGTTCGGGAGACCACCACAAGGAACAAAGCCAGGATTTTGCGGCGCATGCTGGCCGCCCTTGGCGAGCCACTGAAAGTAGTGGGGATTATGGACAATTCCCGTCTTGATGGCCTGGCCTGAGGTCCAGGAGAAGGGGGTATGACAGGAGACGCACCACATTTGATCGCAGCCATCAATCTTCGATATCATTTCTCCGCAACTAGGACAGGGTTTCGTATCCTTGCGAATCATTGTGGCCGTCGCCAAGGCATCCGCCGAACAGGTATGAGCGACATCACGATCGAGCCCCTTGATCTCGAAGCAATCCGGGCAGGCCCACGTATTACAGAGACCGCACTTCCAGGCGCTCGATAAGAATCCATTACATTCGGGGACCGTACAGCGCCGAATGAATTTGGTGACAACCGTGGCCTTCGCGGGACCTTCCGCACTCTCTTCGCGGCCCTCACGCACATTACGGATGCGGCGAAAGAGCTGATTACGCTGCTGCTGAATGACAAGGAGCTTCTTATTCATCTCGGTCTCAATATCACGATACTGCTTCATGAGACCACTGTCCTCCCTTTGCATGTCGCGGGCCTTGAGCTCCCGCTCAGCAACGACCTGGTAGGTCGGCAGGAAGCTCTTTTCGCGATTCAGCAGCACCGTTTGGCGATGAGTGAAATAGGTCTTGTTGAGGAAGGTGGACGTACAGATGGTGTTGAGGAAGGCCCGGGTCCAGGTAGTGCGACAATGCATACAGTGGGGATCTTCGATCGACGAACACATATAGGTCTCCACGCACTTGATACAGGCCTTCTTGTGACATTGGCCGCATTCCGTCTCCTTTCGCACCACTGCTGTATAAGGCTCAGCGCAAATGGGACAGGAGGGGACTTCGATGACCTCGTTCTTGGGCTTTCGTTTAGCCGTCTTTGGCTCTGGAACTGTCGGCTCAACTTTTGGCTCAACCACCACTTTTTTCCGCTTCAAAACGAGTTTAGTCGACATTCTTACTATAGAATCTGGATATGAATCGCTCAAATTTATCGACGCGGGTGCCCTCTTTAAGTGCTCGAACCGAAGTTCAATTTTTTCAGCGGCGTAAAATAGCACTTTTGTTTATCCGAAACTAATAGGATGGCTGATACGGACAAGTACAAGCAAGTAATCGAACTTACAAGGAGCATTCAAAAACGTATGGATGCACTCAATAAAATCGTGGGAAATAAACCTGTTAGCGCAAATTTCAAGGAGGAATTTAAGGCACCCGAGGAAGATGGCATCGATCCTGGAGGAATGCTTATATCTTTGGCAGAAACTGCCGGTGAAATTGGTATGATGGATACAGAAATGAATAGGTCATTAGCAACTGGATTAGTAAATGATGTAAAAGAATTGACAGATTCTACAGCCTCTGCCATTGATAAGGCAGGAGCCGCATTGGGTCCGCTAGATGATAAAATAGCGGCTGCGCTGAAGGATGCCGCCCCTGGAGCCGCGGCAGCGGCCGCAAAAGCCGCTTCCGACTCTATAAATGTTGCCTCTGCCGCCTTAGCCTCTACCGAAAAAGTGATACAAGATAGTCTGAAGGATATCCCTGCCGATCAACTAAAGGAAGGGGCAGCGGCGGCCATGATAACTGTTTCAGAAGAAGCGCAGAAAGCAGCAGATGCTGCTGCTAAAATTGCTGCTGCGGCAACACAGACAAATCCTGAAATTGCTGCAAAAGCGAAAGCAGTTGCGGACTCTCTAAATGGAGCCATTAATAAGGCAAAAAATGCGGTAGGTTCTGAAGCGGCTCAGGCGACTGCTGCTCTTTCTAAAGCGGTCACAGAAAGCGCATCATCGCTATCAAATATTACCCGCGACGTTGCGACCTATGCGGCATCCCTAGATCCAGAAGCTGCCGCTCAATTAAAAGAGACCATTGGTACAATTACTTCTTCAGCAATCGATGCCGCTCAAGCTGCTAGCGGGGCCATTCAGGGTCTCTCACAAAAGCTTGGACCCTACCTCCATACGGCGGCGATGGCCCTTGGAGCTACAAGTCTCACCGCTCTTGCTGCTAGTCCAGCACTTCCAGTGATTGCTGCGGTAGCATCTATTATCATGGTAGTTATGCATCAAAAGAAAATGCATTCCAAACTTGTTTCAAAAATGAAGGCCTACTTCGAAACATTAATGCAGATGATGGAGATTTATCGAATTATGTCTATTATTGGAAAACGTATGAAGTATACTATTGACGACGGACAGTGTATTTTGGCTCTCAATGAGTTCAAAGCCTATCTCTATTTAACATCTCCTCCCTCCATACGAAAGGCATTTGAAGATGCCAATGAGAACACAGATAGATCTGGTAAGAAAAAGGAACTGAAATGGATTGAAAAGACCTCGGGGCTACTACAGCGTGTCTTTGCATCCTCCACAATTGTAAGTAATTTACAGGATCTCTTTGATGATATTATAACGTCTTTCCTATTGACTCTTTCAAAATTCAATATGGTGACCGCTATTCACAGTGATGTCTTAGCGTCCATGAAGAGTGAAATAACACAACTCGACGAAGTAATAAAATTCTTTGATAGAATCCAAATAAAACCTGTAAAAGAATGTACTACCGATGAAGAATGTCAGGCTGCCGCTGCTGTCACCGCAAAACAGTTGGAGGACAGCATGAAGATGGCCGGTGTAAAAGCGGAAGATGTAAAAAAGAATCTGATAGCATCTGAAAAGGTAATTGCGAAAGTGGAAGCGAGCGCCGAATTCAAAAAGGATAGTAAGACAAAGGGCTGGTTTAATTTATTTGGAAAAAAGGAAACGCCAAAAAAAGGTGGGAGTCGACAGATCAAAATCAAGGGCAAGTTTCGGACGAAACGGTTGCCGCGTTCAGGGTCAAAGAATTAAATGATACGGATAGGTGTGTGGATCACACAAGGGTCCCATAGCTCATTCGGTAGAGCGTGTGGCTGTTAACCGCAAGGTAGACGGATCGATACCGTCTGGGACCGGACTTTTTATGAATTATTGGATGTAGTTCATAAAAAGTGCGCCGCACACCTATTCGTCAAACTTGAAATATTCACACTGTGCCGCATATAATTCATTCGCCCATGCCAGCAGCCTAGTCGGGAGGGGCGCATTCAAGGACCCCTTGACGCGATATTTTTCAGGAGTGAGCCTCTTTTGTTCGAAGAATTCTTTCCAATCAATGTGTGGATTACAACAGGCAACGCATAGGGTCGCATGTAGG